CGTTGCGAGTATGACGAAGATAAAAGAGTTTTTAAAGATAGGCCGTTGCATAACTGGTCATCACATGGCGCTGATGCGTTCAGATATTTTGCAGTAGCATGGAGAGATAAAAAGTCAGAAGGCATGGAGCGTCCGGTACAGATGGCAAACGATTGGAGTGTATTTTAAATGATGAAAGTAAAGATAAGAGTTTTAGACAATGGCGATGAAATAACAGCAGAGCAGTTAGCATTGAAGATAGGGATCACGGTGAAGAACGCACGAACTCGCCTTACGATTTCTACAGATCCTGCTCGTGTGTATGCGCCAAAGCAAGGAAGTAGTAAAGAATGCAATGAGAGTTATAAGCTGCGATCAATACTCGGAAGAGAGTCCAGCATGTATAACGAGATGTTTCGTCTCATGCTTAAAACTATTTAATGTGGTTAAAGCAAGACTCACTAATCGACACATGGGATAAGAGCTTAACCGAGTGGTATATCGTGTTTGAACATGGCGACATGCCGTACTGGTGGGCCAAGTATCTACATCCAGGTATTAGGCATTGCTGGGCGTTACGTTGGGATGGCTTCAACTGGATTGCCTTTCACCCAAATCTAGGACATACAGACATTGAGATACTGCCTTATGGGAGTTATGAGGATATAGAAAATATCCGCATAGATACAGACTGTAGTGTTATAATCCACGTCAAGGTGTGGCGAGAGTCAACTCGAATAAGGTCTCTATGGCCGACTGCGGTGACTTGCGTAGAGCAGATCAAAGCATTGTTAGGCATTCGGAAGTGGTTTCTATTCACGCCCTACCAATTATTCAAATATTTAAGGAATCAATCATGGGCAAAATTATTAAAAAAGCATTGTTCGGTGGTGGTGCGACAAGAGCGATAGCGAAGTCGGTAACAGTACAGAGAGCCGAGAAACGTCAAGCAGACGATCTTGTTAAATTAGAAAAGAAAGAGAAAAAGCAAGAAGCAGCACTATCCAGAAAAAGACGCGGCAAGGCTTCGTTAATCTCTGGATATGAGACTGGCATTAAAGACACACTAGGTTAAATTGATGGCTAAGTATAAGATTCCTAAAGAATTAGGGAAGGTAGAACAGCTTATACAAAGATTTGATGCTGCAAAGGCACGCAAGATGCCTTGGATCTCTCATCTTCGTGAATGTTATGAGTACGCACTACCGCAGAGAGAGAACTTCTCGATGCAATCTAAAGGCACAAAGAAGAACACAGCAATCTTTGACTCAACCGCAGTGATCGGCGTACAGAAATACGCTTCAAGACTACAAGCTTCATTAGTACCACCTTGGCGTAACTGGTCAATCTTAGCACCAGGCTCAGAGATTCCAGAAGAAGAGCGAGAAGAGACACAGAAAGGCTTAGACAAAGCCACTAGTATCATCTTCGATCACATTAATCACTCAAACTTTGCTACTCAATGTCATGAGTCATTCTTAGATTTAGCAGTATCAACTGGTGCAATGACAGTTAAGCGTGCGACTAAGGATGGATCTTCTGTTCTTGAGTTTGATGCGGTTCCATTAGCTGAAGTATTCCCAGAAGAAGGGCCTAGCTCAACAATCGAAACGGTATGGCGTGAGCATTCAATCCCGGCAAGACACATTCAAAGATTGTGGCAGGGTGCTGAAATGTCAGACCAGCTTAAAAAGAAGGTAGTAGAGAAGCCAGACGTCAAAGTTAATTTGATTGAGGGTACGATCTACGAGCCTAAGAGTGGCATGTATTACATGTGTGTCATTGAACGTGAAGAGAACCATGTTTGTTTCACTGAAGAGTATGAGGTTTCACCGTGGATTGTATTCCGTGAAATGGTTGTACCTGGTGAAGTATTAGGTCGTGGCCGGATCATGCAAGTATTACCCGACATCAAGACAGCCAACAAGGTAACTGAGTTTAGCTTGCGTAATGCAGCACTCGCAATTGCTGGTATCTACACCGCACAAGATGATGGTGTGATTAATCCTTACACAATGCAGATTGCACCAGGCATGGTGATTCCGGTTGGATCAAATGATCATACTAACCCAACACTAAGGCCGTTAGAGCGTGCTGGCGATTTCAATGTCGGTGAGTTGGTATTAACAGATCTAAGAGATCGTATCAATAAGGCGTTATTTGCTGATCCTTATGGCGGCATGGATTCACCGACCAAGACAGCCACTGAAATGTCTTTGAGATCACAAGAGCTATTGATGGATGCTGGTTCAGCATTCTCACGATTGCAGTCTGAGTTTATTGAAAAGATCATCAAGGCGGTTGTTTCAATTCTTAAAGATGCTGGCAAGCTGCCAGATATTGCGGTCGATGGTAAAGAGGTGACAATCAAACATACGTCTCCACTAGCTAGGGCGCAGGATCAAGAAGATCTACTTGCGATGCAACAGTTTATGGAGATGGGTGCAGCATTCGGCCCAGAAGCTTTTGCTTTAGGTGCGAAGATTGAAGATACGGTTGCTTGGATCGGACAAAAGCTCGGTATTGAGCAAAAGCTATTACGTACGGAACAAGAGCGTATTGAAATGCAAAAACAAGCAGCGGAAGCAATGAAGCAGCAACAAGCAGTACAAGAACAGCAAGCTAATGGTTGAAGATTGGGAAGCTCTCGATATAGAGGGTGAGGCAGTACAACAGCTAAAGGCTGAAAGTGAAAAAAAGGCTAGAGATATTGCTAGTCGTTTCTATGGGTGTTTTAGTACAGAAGATGGTCAGTTTGTGATTAATAGATTAAAAGACATAACACTTGATCGTCCAGTATTAAACGCTAATTCAACACAGTTTGGTGCAGGCATGAGAGAAGGTCAGAACGCTATCGTGCGTCAGATCCTAGATCAACTTGCACTGGCTGAACAACAATAAACGGAGAAGAGGATGAGTGAAGAGGACAGTTTGATCGCAGAAGCAACAGAAGCAACTACTACTGAGGAGGTGATTGATACATCTACGGCGGACGGTTGGAAATTAGCCGATGAAATAAGCGGTGAAGGAGATCGTCCAGATTGGTTTAAAGACAAATACAATTCAGTATCAGACCAGGCACAAGCTTATTCAGAACTAGAAAAGCGTTTTGGTGGTTTCACTGGCGCACCTAAAGACGACTATGAGCTTGTCCTTCCAGAAGGTGTTGAGGGTGAGTTTGATATGGGAGATCCACGTATCGGCTGGTTTCAAGAGGCTGCTAAAAACTCAAACATGTCACAAGACACGTTCACACAGTTGCTACATGGTTGGGTTGAGCAAGAAGTAGGTGTGTCGGGTGGCGCAAGAGATGCAGAGATACAAGCGCTAGGCTCAAATGCACAATCAAGACTAAAAGATCTCGGTGACTGGGGCGCTGCTAATTTATCTTCCGACGAATACGAAGGATTTAAATCGTTAGCATCCAGTGCTGCTGGTGTGCAAACACTAGAAGCCTTAATTAATAAAACCAGAAAGAACGGAGTCGCAAATACAGCGGCAGTTGCAACACCAGGTATGACTAAGGAATCGTTGCAAGATAGGATTGCAGATCCTAAGTATCAATCTTCTAAAGAATTTAGAAAAGAAACTGAACGATTGTTTGATGAGTTTTACGGCGGCTAATTGATACCGATATATGAGATTGTGCTTATCCCAGATTGCACTCTGTTCATACCTTGGTTGTATTGCGTCTAAAGGGGGAGTATGGCAAGAAAGGGTTTACTGATAAGAGATTTTAAGACGGGTAAGTATGTGAAAGAGTCAATACTTAACTATGTTAAATACTTCTGTAACAAGGTGTTGAAGTGGCTAAAGTGAATGAGCTTCTTTGTTAGAATAATACTGCTAATAGCGTTGGTTATTGCCTTCATGATGTCCACTGGATGTAGCTCATTAAAGTTTAACAACATGGCTAAGACTGGCGCCACTACCGCTATTACTTATGCGATAGCTGGCCCTATTCCTGCCATAGCAAATTTAGCTACCAGTGTTACGGTTGATGAAATACTACCCGAAGTGAAGCAGATTGACGATATTAAGACGAAAGAGCAAGCAGTGGCATTCGTGGCTGATTCTTTCTTTATGAACGCCTTATACGCCTTTATAGCGTTCCTTCTTATAACTAACTTAGCAGTGCCTTACTTTACGAGAAAGTGGGGTTATAACGAAGCCAAGAACAAATATCGTAAGAGAGATGATGGTTAATTTTGGAACAGAAGATAGACCTGCATGGCGCTATGTTCACCACGTAATGAAGGTTATTAAATGAAAAAGAAATGTGTTGTAATTTTTTTTGTAGGCATGTTGATTGCGACGGCAGGTTATGCGTTTTTCGATAGGTTCTTCACAGTACCACAGCAAATGATGCAAATGGGGCAGCAGATGGTTCAGCCACAATGTGAGTGTAGAAATGATTAATGAAAGTTTAAAGCCGATGATTCGGCAGCTTAGAAACGTAAAAGATCAAGGCATAAGAGAAGCTTTGTGCGATTCGTTATTAGAAATGTGTGATGAGATGATTGCTAGGGGGAAAAATGACAGCAAGAACAAAAATGAGAACGATAACGTTCGTTTGTGATTACGATACTTTTTTAGATGTTAGTGGCCGCAGAGACAATGCGCCAAACCAGAAGCTCTGGCTAGAGGTTGTTGCCTTAGTCAACACACAGCATTATGACATTATTAAAAATGAGCTTTGTGAGGCTATATCAATGCTCGCAGACGACGATATATAACGAAAAGACGATACATAGATACTAAACATATCTTTGTGATAAAATAAGTATCAAACCCAGCATAGTGGATACCCTTATTAAAGGCCCATACCAGCTAGGAATATCGGCCTGCAAAGCAGATACCCGAAACAAGGTATGAAAATTTAATTATATAAGGAGACAATTATGTCTGTAGGATCAAGCACTGATGGTGAACTAGATGGCAACGGCTTAACTAACGTTGCACAACAAATCTTTGATGGCGAAGTAAAGCACGCATTTCAAACAAGCGGCGTTTTACGCGGCACAACAACAGTACGTAACGACGTTACGGGCGATATTTATAAATTCAGAAAGATGGGTAAAGGCCTAGCAAATCAGAAGACTTCTTCTGCTGATGTAACGCCGATGAACGTTACGCATGACTTGATAAGTTGTACGTTGAATAACTGGAACGCTCCAGAGTACACGGACATCTTCGACGCTAAAGAAGTAAACTTCGATGAAAAGACAGAGTTACAACAAGTAATCGCTGGCGCTCTTGGTCGTCGTTACGATCAATTAATTATTGATGCTATGAAAGGTCAGACTGAAAACGAAGTTTCTGGTGGTTTAAGTCTTGCTTCTTTGATTGCTTCTTCAGAAGCATTAAACGACAGCGGCGTTCCGTCTGGTGGTCGTCACATTGCGTTGACAGCAGCAGGCCTTTCTTTGCTATTAGCCAAAACCGAAGTACAAAGCTCTGATTTCAACAACGTGAAAGCGCTTGTTTCTGGTGAGTTAAATACATTCATGGGTTTCACATTCCATGTAATTGAGACACGCACAGAAGGTGGTCTAGCTGCTGGAACAGCAATTGCTTGGCACGACTCAGCAGTTGGTGTTGCAGTTGGTATGGAAGTATCTGCGAAAGTTGACTGGGTGCCACAAAAGACATCATGGTTATGTAACGGCTTAATGAAGGCTGGTGCAGTAGCACGTGATGCAAAAGGCATTGTAAATATTGCAGCAGCATAAACCTAGATTTTTCAACAACTAGGAGTTTTAAACAAAGTTGAACTAATGGCAGTCGCTCTTACCAGGGTTACTGCCATTTTTTTTATGAGGTAATAAGATGGCAACAGATATTGAAATTTGCTCAAACGCTTTAATAATGATCGGCCATGGTGCGATCTCGTCATTCACAGACGGGGGTGCTGGCGCTAATACGGCAGCTGCTTTATATGAAGCAACCTATGAAAACTTATTGTCTCAACATAGATGGAGGTTTGCTTCGGCTAAAAAGAAGCTTAACAAATCGACATCTACCCCATTAAACGAGTGGAGTTATGTCTATCAACTACCGGCAAATTATATTGTCGCGTTCGGTGTACATCCCCGTGTAGATTATGAAATCTATGAGGACAAACTACTCTCTAATTCAAGCTCTATCGATATAGATTATGTATTTAAGATCGATGAAGCTAAGGTACCTGGTTACTTTCAAAGACTTCTTGAATTTAACTTAGCGTCAGTATTCGCAATTCCAGTTACAGACAACTCTACGAAAGCTGAAGAGTATCGAAAGATGTACGAATCGCAACTTAAAAAAGCCAGGTTTATTGATTCACAAGCAAGACCGGCAGTTGCAATTATTGATTCTCCACTGGTGGATGCGCGTTACTAATGCCTAGAGTCTTTAACCTACAAACAAGCTTTAATAGTGGCGTACTAGATCCACGATTAGCTGCACGTACAGATTTAAAGCATTTCTACCAAGGCGCAGCAGTTGCAGAGAATGTGCAATCATTGCCGCAAGGTGGTATGAAGCGTCGTCCTGGTTTTAGGTTTATTGACAGCATTACAAAAGAGGATGAATCTGGAAACTTAGTTGCTGCTGAGTCACGACTGGCTGCGTTTGCTTTTAATGTAGAGCAGACCTACTTACTGGTTTTTACAGATCAAAAACTGTCTGTTTATAGAGACGGAGATCTGCAAGCAATCATAGTTACTCCTTACACAACAGAACAATTGTTTGAATTGCAGTGGACGCAATCAGCCGACACGATGATTATTGTGCATAAGGATCACCAGCCTAGAAAACTGGTTCGTGGATCTTCGCATGCTTCATGGTCAACTGGCCTTATAAGTTTAACTGGCATACCTAAGTTTGGTTTTGAAGATCAAACGCATTCGACGCAACTGTTTGGTACTGTAACAGCGACGGAAGATTCTTTTACAGTTGACTCAACAGCAGGTTTTCCTAGCTCTGGAATCCTTATTGTTGATGATGAGACTGTAAGCTACACTGGCATATCGGCTACGGAATTTACTGGTATTACACGTGGTATTGACGCGACAGTGGCAAGCGCTCATGCTAGTCTATCCAAGGTTGAATATACAGAAAACGTATGGAGCGATGCTCGCGGCTGGCCTAAAAGTGTTACTTTCTATCAAGGTCGTATGTGGTTTGGTGGATCTAGGTCTCGACCACAAACAATCTGGGGTTCAGTTACTAACGACTTCTTTAATTTTGCGATCAGTATTGACGCATTAGACGATGAAGGTATCGATGTTACATTAGACACTGATCAAGTAAACGCCGTGACTGCGATCTACGCTGGTCGTCACTTGCAGATCTTTACAACTGGTGGTGAGTTTTCTATTAACGACGTGCCTATTACGCCAGCTAAGAGTGCGGTACAACGTCATACTTTATTTGGATCTGGAACAATTCCACCTAAATCAATTGATGGTGCGACATTATTCCTAGATCGTACTGGTAAGGGTGTCCGAGAGTTTTTATTTGCTTACGCAGAGAACGCATACACGGCCGGCACCGTTTCTTTGTTGGCTTCGCATTTGCTTAATCATCCGGTCGACATGGATGTTTTAAGGGGTACTGGCAGTGCAGAAGCTAACTATGTTTATTTCGTAAATTCGGACGGTACAGTCGCTGTATTTAATACGCTAAGAGCGCAGGAAGTAGGTGGTTGGACTCAATGGACTACCAGCGGTGAAATCGAAGGTGTGGCTGTCGTTGTTGAAGATGTTTATTTCATTGTTAAGCGTACGATAAACGGCCAAGTGGTTCGTTACTTAGAGATGCTAGACGAAGATTCTTATACCGATGCTAATGTCGTAAAAACACAAGCAGCCAGCGCAACTGTTACTGGTCTTGATCATTTAGATGGTGAAGATTGTAGAGTGCGTGCAAACGGGGCGATCGTAACAAATGAGACGCCAGCTGCTGGATCAATCACGCTAGATCGAGATGCGACTGAGGTTGAAGTTGGTTTGAACTTTAATACCAAAATCCAGACAATGCCAGTCAACCAAGATTTCCAGGACGGGCCAACACTTACCAAAAAGAAGAGGATTGTTCGCGTAGTGATTAGCTTGTATGAATCTTCGGGTGTTTCTATTAATGGTGAAAGAATTGTTGATCGTAATTTCGGCATGGCGTTGGGCAATAATATTGCACCGTTTTCTGGAAGTAAACCGATTTATTTACTTGGTTGGACAGAGCAAGCACAAGTAGAAATTACACAAACTGATCCGGCACCGATGACGGTGTTGGGCTTAGGTTTAGAAGTGGAGACATAGATATGGGTCAATTCTTGGCAGCGTTAGCAGTTGGAGAGATAGCAGCGGTAGCGACAGCACTAACCGCAGTAACAGCGGTCTCAGCAGGAAATGCTAGAAAGTCGGAGTATAAGATGCAAGCCAGGCAAGAAGAGTTTGCGTCTAAAGACAGAGAGGTGCAGCGTCGTAAGCGCCTAGTCTCAGCGCTAGCATCCCAAAATGCTTATCGTGGTGCTACTGGTGTTAGAGCTTTTGAAGGATCTTCGGCAGCTGTTATGAACTCAGACCGAGATCAATTTGAATACGATCAAACTATGGGTGCTGCAAATATATCAATGACACAGCAGTCTTTATTAACTTCCGGCAAATATGCACAGCAGTCTGGATATATGAGCGCAGGCGCTAGTATGCTTGGCTACAAGGATAATTAATAATGGCTAATTTTGAAAGATACCAACGATCTGAATCGGTTAATGCTGGAAGAGTATCAACTGGCAAATCTCAAATGTTGCAATCGCTGTCGGACAGACTACAACAGTTTGCCAACAAAGAGCAAGTTGAGCTGCAAAGAAAGAACGCTTTTGAAGGTGATAGAGAAGGTCGTAATGCTGCTGCTGGCAAGATTGGCGGTATTGAGATGCAAAACAACGACACTATCAGAGGTCGTGCTTTTAACAAAGGCGCAATGATGTCTCATGCTGCACAGATCCAGATTGACGTTAGAGAGTCAGTTGCAGAACATGCAAGGTCAAACCCGTATGATGTTGCTGGCTTCGATTCAAATGTAGATGGCTTTAGTAAGGGCCTAATGAGTGAGATCGATCCTTCGATGAAAGCGCTCGCAGAGTCTGAAATTAACGACTATGCTTCAAGAGCAAGGATAGGTATTCAAGACAACGTTTATAAGCAAAATATGGACTATACGACGTCTGTATTAACTAAAGTTACGTCTGGAATGACAGAAGATGTATTACAATTTGCACGGTCTGGTGATCTTGAGATGGTAGAAAAGAAGCTTGTTCAGCTTGATTCTATATATGGAGAAGGTGTTAATGCTGGCGCGTTAAGCGCAACTAACGTTAAATCTGAAATGCTCTCACTTAAAGAGCAGATAGACGGACAATTAGTATTAGGTGCGTTCGATCAAATTATTAATACTGGCGATCTTAAAGCCGCAGAGGAAGAGCTTGCTAAATTTAAGAAGAGTAATAATAAAGATTTGTTGCCAGGCACTAAAGACGCTGTTGTTCAAAAAGTACAAGCCAAGATCAACGCATTACGATCCGAAGAGAATCGTCAAAAGGCTATTGTTAAAGCAGAGCTAGCCGCAAAAGAAAAGATTTTAGCTAGGTTTGTTAAAGACGCAGAGGCGGCGTTAGATAAAGGTTATCAACCTCCTGGCCTAGAGTTATTAATTGAGCAGGCAGCCGGTACTAAATACGAAGCACAACTCAATCAAGCACAGCTACACGCAGAGGCGTCTGGAAAGTTTGTTATGTTGTCTCCTCAAATGCAAGAAGCTCAAATTAACAAATTAAAAGAAAGTAAAAAGAAAAGCGGATCACAAGTTAAGTTGCTTGAAAGGTTTGAAAAGATCCACGATCATACAGTTACAGAGCTTAAAAAAGATGGACTGTCTTTAGCGGTTGAGCAAGGCATTGTTCCACAAATTGATCCGATTAATATAGCCGATCCGCAGTCAATGGCTAATAGAGTCGCACGTATTGGTATTGCAGAAGCGCATTACAAACAAGACATATCTCCACTAACCGCAGCAGAGACAGATCAGATTGCAGCGCAGTTTTCTAAGATGGATGCAGATCAGAAGATCGGCATGCTTAATGCAATCACTACTG